GGTCCTCTCGGCGCCGCGATTGGCGCTGGCATCGGCGCGGTCGCCGGCCTGGTGCGGCTGTTCGTGAAAGGCGCCGAGGAAGAGGCGCGCGAGAAGATCAAGGCCACCTACGGCGTCGACATCCGCGACAAGGGCGTGCTGAGGCAGATCGTCGACATCGCCAAGCAGGGCTTTGGCGGCAATCTCGACATGGCCATCCGCAGCCAGCAGATCCGCGACCTGGTTGAACTCTACGCCCTCTCGACCGGGCAGAGTACTTCCGGGCTCCCGGCCAGCGTGCGCCCCGTATCGCTCCTTCAGCAAGGCGGCGGGTTGTTCCAGTCGAGTTCCGGAGGCCTGACGCTGGACCGTATCGGCAGCGGCGCGCCGTCATCCGCGGCAGGTCCCACGGTGATCAACATTACCGTGCCGGGAGCGAAGGAGTTCTTCGAGAAGGAAACCGTGCGCGTGGTGGTGGAGAATCCGCGCGCCGTGCAATCGGCGGCGATGACCGCAACCAAGGCCAGCGCCGGCCGCCGGGAAATGACCGGACTGCAATTGAGTCCAGGGTTGATCCTGTCGTGACGCGAGCAGAACTCATCGAGAAGATCGCGCGGGCCATCGCGGAGATGGAGGGTTTCTACGTCACCGCCGCGAAACCGACTCTTGCCCAGAGGAACGCGAATCCGGGCAACATCCGGCAGTGGCGCGACGCGCGCGGCAAGCCATATCCCACTCATCGCGGTTACGTGGACTTCGTCGCATGGGCATCTGAGCGGTTTCCTGGCGCCTCCCGCGAGGAGATGAGCCGGCGAGCCATCGAGGAAGGCTGGCGCATCCTGCGCGTGCTGGTCGGACAGTATCTCGACGGGCGCTACACGCAGGGCAAGCCGCCGACCGCGGAGGAGATGTTCCGGGTGTACGCGCCCTCGGCTGACGGAAACCATCCGGCCAACTATGCCCGTTTCGTCGCGAGCCGGATCGGCGCGCGCCCGGACCAGAGACTGATCGATCTGGTGACCGCCTGATGCCCGGCTCAGTTCAGAACGCAGTGCCGCTCACGGTACTCCCGGCGAGCCTCTCACGTGCCTTCGTCCATGAGCGCGAGTATCCGGCGCTCGACAACGAGTACCGCAACGGCGAATCGCAGCGGTCCGTTCAGGCGACCAACAGCCGCAAACGCTGGCGGTTGGCGAAGCGTCTGACGCCTGCGAATCTTTCGGCTCTCCGCGATTTCTACGACGCCCGCAAGGGCCCGACGGAGCCGTTCTACTTCTACGACCCCTACGAGACCAGCCCGAAGTTCTCGCAGGATCCGACGGGACAGGCCGTTGCAGGCCGGTACACCGTGCGCTTCGCAGGTCCATGGGAACAGAGTGCTACGCTCGCGCGCACAGATCTGACGCTGGAGCTGGTCGAACTTGCCTGACTACATCGGCAACATCGCCGTCCCGGAGATCACGCCGTCAGGCGTGTTTCCGCTCGTGCCGGACTGGCCGCTCGAGGTGCGCCGGGATCACGAAGTCGCCGTGCACCAGTTCGGCAGCGGCAACGTGAAGATCGAGCAACGCTTCCTCCTCGGCACCGGCGCGCGGCGCTTCACTATCCGCAAGCAGTGGCTTCGTGATGCCGACCGCATCGCCCTGCGCAACTTCTGGGAGTCGAAGTACGGGCCGTACGGTGCTTTCACTTACAACGCACCCAACGAAAACGGCACCGGGACCACGCCCGTCATCTGCCGCTTCGCCAACGAGCCGCTGTCCTGGGAGATGGTGGCCGATTGGGCCTGCTCGCTCGGCGTGACAGTCATCGAGATCCCCCAGGCCAGCCCGTCTTATCCGCTGAACCAGACAGCCAGCCGCTTGCCGACCGCTGCGCTCCAGACCGCGCTGCTCTCGCAGGTCCAGGAGATCATCCCGCTCATTCGCATCCAGCCGCTCGAACCGGGCTACCCCGCAATCCACGTCTCTGACCGCCGCTGCACGATCGGCGGCCAACTCTACCAGGCGCGCCTCGTCGAGTTCGACGGCATCTCGCAGTCCATCGGCAACGAGTCCGACGAAGCCCAGTTCACCTTCGGCAACGCCGACCGTGTGATGCGCAACCTCGCGAACGATGTCGACCTCTTCCGGGCCGAGATCGCCTTCAGCCTCTTCCACGTCGGCACCGGGATCAAGCTCGACCTCTGGAAGGGCAACATCGTGAACTGGTCCTGTGATGCCGGCCCGGAGTTCCGCGTCACCGCTGCCGACGGTCTCTACGAACTGAACCTGCCCTATCCAACGCGAAAGATCTCCCGCACCTGCTGGAAGCCGTTCAACTCCCGGGCCTGTCCGTTCGCGTCACAAGGCGCGCTCGATCTGGTCCACTTTCCCGACGCCGACCCAACGCGCTGCGACAAGGGATTCGACACTGCGAACGGATGCCGCGCCCACGGCATGAACGATTACTACGGCGGCATCGTGGCCAAGCCGCAGGGCGTGCGGATCAAAGACAACTCGACCGGAGTCTGGGGCTTCGGCCGCTCGACGCTCACCTCCGTTTCGCTCGTCGCCGACTCGATCTACGATCAAGTCCTGCCCGAGATCTACACCGACTCTCCGATGCCCGTGAACTGCAAGATCGCCATGGGCCGCGACGAGAGCGACTTCTACGCAGCCGTGGGCATCGTGGGCGAGGGGCCGCTGGGCGCTTATGGCACGGGCCACAAGCTGGACGGGCAATTCCATCACGGCTATCCGGGATCGCTCGGATTGATGACCAGTTTGGGGCCTGATCCGAATCCAACTACATTCGGATTCGACACGGACGCCGGTCCTGAGCGCGCGGCCGGAACGGCGTTCCTCATGATCCGCCGTTCGGACGCCAAGGGCTTACAGCTCTCGCGGTTGAGCGAGCACGCCATGGAGGCCGTCGTCGCCCAGGGGCTGAGCGGCTGGGTGTGGACCTCGCCCGGCGTGCGCGTCTACGGGCCTCCGCTGACCAACCCCATCTGGATCGCGGTCAACATGCTCCTGCGCGCCCGAGGCCTGCGCCTGGGCGCGGGCGCCACCACGGAGCAACTCAACTTCGCCGAAACTCTGTTTGACGTGGATGCTGCCATCGCGGCGGCGGCGATCTGCGACGAGCAGGTGTCGAAGCTGGTGGGCACGGGCACGGAGACCCAGTTCAAGTTCCGCGGCGTGCTTCAGGAAGAGAAGCCGCTGCGCGACTGGCTCCAGGAAGTCCTCATGAACTGCCTGGGCTACTACACGTTCTCGAACGGCAAGCTGAAACTCGGCGTCCGCGTGAACTCCTCGGCCGTCGAGGCGTTCACCGAAGGCAATATTCTGTTCCGCAGCCTGCACCTCGCACCGTTGAGACCTTCGTTCAACCACCTGACGGCTAACTTCGCCGACGAGGACTTCGAGTTCGTTGCGAACTCGATCTCGCTCTACGACATCGACCACGCCACGCTGATCTCGGGCGGCGCGGGTCCGCTGTTCCTGAAGTCGACGGTGAATCTCTCCGGCACGGCGTCGAAATCGCAGGCCGCGCGGATCATCACGGTCCGCCTGCGCGAGGAGTTGGGCGGTATCACCCCGGAGGACTGGAAACGGGCTCGGCAGATCAGCTTCCGCACGACGGTGCTTGCCCTGAACACCGAGCCCGGCATGGTGTGCTCGATGACCCATCCCGACATGCCGGGCGTATCGGGCGAGTTCCGCGTGACCGGCTGGCGGCTGAACCGCGACTTCTCGATCGACATCCAGGGCCGTACGACGACAGACTCGATGTACGACCTGGTCGCCGGCCCGAAGCCCGCCGACGTCGTGCCGGAACCGCCCGCTGAGGAAGTGCTCATCGACACGGGCGTCCCCGGCGTGCTGACCGGCATTCCTCGCCTGGGCGACTACGGCACGTTCGCCATCGACGACATGTCGGTTGCGCCCGACGCATCGGGCAATGCCAACATCGTCGGCGCGCACGAGATTACGCTGGCGCTCTACTACGTGGACGAGTTGACGACCGATCTCTGGGCGGCTATCGACACCGGAATCGATGCCACGGCCGACCCCGTCACCGTGGTCTGCACCGTCAATCCCGATACCCAGCGGGTCTTCCGGGTAGGCGACTTCGTCCTCTTCAACGATGAGTCCGCCGACCCTGAGAACCCAGGCCGGCGGTCGTATGAGTGCGCTCAGATCATCGGTCCCGGCGCACCGGGCGACGTCGTGCCGAGTGGTGAGTTTCACCTCCAGCGCGCCTACCCGGGCGTCCCCGAGGGCCAAGCGACCTTCGGCACACTGCGCTGCGCGCACCTCGCCGGTATGCGCTTCTACAAGCTCGACCAGAAGACGTTCACCTTCAGCGTCCGCAAGGGCTTCTTTCGCACGCCGGACCTGCCGGCGAGGATCGAGGCGAAGTTGCCGAGTGCCTGCATCGTGGCGGCGCTCGCCGGCGTGGCGAACCACTTCGGCTACGGGCCCTTCACCGTCTTCCCCCTCTCACGGCACAACGAGCCCTACATGCCCGGTCTCCGCACCTGCAACGGCGGCGCCTACACCTTCCAGGTGCCCGGCCCGCTCAATGTGCAGGATAATGTCGTCATCCCGATGAAGGTGCAGGACGCCGCCTCGATCCGCTGCGTCTACGCCTACCTTCAGCGGGGCACGACGGACGGCCAGTCGGCGTTTCTGGTGAAGATCAGTCGAGATGGCGGCACGACGTGGGAGCCGCTCGAGTACATGGGCATCGCGCAGGCTTTGCCGGACGCCTACAAGACGACCTACGACTTTCTGGTGAACAATGAGGGCTTGGGGCTCCCCGCCACCCGCCGCCTGCCGTATGCCGACTACGGCCTAGTGCTGATCTCAGCGGTAACCGCCGGGCCCGATCCGCAGACGTTGCAGACGGCCTCCTACAGCGCAAACCGGCTCGGCCTCGTAGCCGGCGGCTTCGTCTTCCTCGATCCCGGCGGCGCGAACGAAGAGTACGTCCGCGTGATCAGCGTCGATCCGGAGAACCAGACATTCGACGCCATCGTGACCAAAGACCACGCCGTAGGCGAACGCATCCGGCCAACCATCTGGCCCACGCCGGTGCTCAACGAGGGCGACGATTTGGCGTTCGACATTCTGGCCGTCGCCTCGCCGGATCCTGGTTCGGATCTGACGGTCGTGATTCAGACCTGAAGGTGTTCTAGTCTCGGGTCTCCTCGATTGCTTCTAGGACCTGCTTGATGATCTTCGGATGGAGCACAACACCGGAGTGAAATGGCACCACAACACGGCGCGTGCCCTTCAGATAGATGCGGTGACTTCCCTTTGACCGCAAGAGAACGAAATCGGCCTCCAGCAGAGCGCGCTCGGCCTCGGCGGCCGACCAGCGAGGAAGTCTAGGCATTGACTTCGATGGCGGTCGTGAGAATCTCCTGGCTCAAAAGGACGTCGCGCTCCTCTGGCGGGAGCGTCTCCAAGTAGAGTTCGATCGCCTCGCGAATATTCGCCAAGGCTTCCTCCAGAGAGGTGCCCTGTGACTGGCAGCCCTTCAGTTCCGGGCACCAGGCGTAGTAGCCGTGCTCGTCTTTCTCGATGACCACGCTAGCCTTTCGCGCCATGACTCAAGTGTACCGTCAGCGAAACTTGCGCGGGTAGCACATCATGCCGGTTGAACCACTGCTTCTCTTCGACCCCCGCCGCACCATCCAACTCCAGGGTTTCTCCGGCCGCGCCGCGACCACCACGATCCACGATGCCACCGAGACTGGCTTCCAGATCTCCGGCATCTTCCAGGCGGCCGAGGACTTCGCCAACATCCAGCTCTTCTCGGCCTACGACTATTTCAACCACCTGCGCCTGAAGCCGCTGCCGGTGACGGATCTCTCCCGCCTGACCCTCCAGTACGACATGGAGATCCTGCTGGTCAATGGCGAGGAGGGCAACGTCCGGCCCGATTGCGTGCGCTACGCCTCGGTCGGATGGGACAAGCTCACCATCAGCACCGGCGCGGGCGACATCTACGAAGTTCCGTTGATGCACCACGCGGCAGCCGTCTCCGGAGAATACGCTCAAGGCGGCTTCGGAGTCGCGCTCCACGATTGCGACGCCGCTACGCTCGACGAGTTGCTCGTCGGCAAGCCCACGCCGGCGCTCAGCGACAAGGCCTACGTGTACTTCATGGGCGCGCGCTGGTCCTGCTCCTCGGCCGAGGCGATCACCTTCTGCGAACTCGAAACCGAGCTCACCCAGGATGTCGGCAATCCTGACGCCCCCTCATGCGACCAGGCCATTTGGTGGCAAGACGACCCGTGGTTCTGGCACAACTTCTTTATCAACAACACGACCGTCGCGGTCGGCCCCCAGAGCGGATTCTCGGACGCTTCGGAGATCGCCCAGTTTTTCGCCAACTGGTTCAACAACGATCCGAACGTCAACGGCCTGGTCACCTGCTCGGCCTCGGGCAACGTCGTCACGGTGACGCTGAAGCCTGGCGTGAACGGCCCCATCGTCGTCTGGTCGAACAGCGGGTCGGCGCCGGCGACGCTCACTCGCTTCGTGCCGGGCGTCTATACCGCGCGCGTGGCGTCATCGGGCGAGATTCGCGAGGGCGACTATGTGGGACTGGATATCGGGGGCGCCAACGACGAGGTCGTCAAGGTCCTCTCGGTGTCGAGCGGGAGCTTCACGGCGCACTTCAACCATCGACACTTGGCCGGCGCTGCATGCCGGGTGCTACCTCGCGCCCGGCACTTCGGGCGCGTGCTCAAGAGCCGCATGGTGGACTCACCGCAGCCGGATTACGGCGTGCAGCCAACCAGCCTCGCCGTCGTGCAGTTCGCCACGACGAACACCTCCTGCGAGCTCAAGTTACGACTCACGGGGCAATTCGGCGAATACGGCCGCGACGCCAACGGCATGCCCGTGCACGTCTCGGTCGCTCCAGACAATCAGATCGTCGGACTGAAGGATGGCGCGGCCGTGTTAGCCACTGCTGTCCAGGGCGCTGGCAACGACCGCATCTACCGTTTCACGTTCCCGTTCGCTTCTCTCACCGGCTACAGGAACGGCGACCGCAGCGCGCTCGTGCCCGTGCCCGCCGGCGACATCGTCAAGGTGCACCTCACCTTTGCGCCTCGATTTGAGGACGTCGAGGCAGGCCTGCGCGAGGGCGGGCGGCTGAAGGAGGCTGTCACCGCCGTCCCGCCTGGAACCGAAGAAGAGTGGCGCCTCACCGACGCCGACCAGATGCTCGCGGGCCGCAAGTACTACGTCGGCACGCCCGATGTGGAGGAACGCGTCGCCTGCCTCGCCAACTTTGGCCTCGTGAAGCCCGATCCCGACGACCCGGCCACCTGGTACTACCGCGCGCTGGTGCGCCGTGGCGAGGACTCCTCGGCGCCTCAGGCCTGGCCGGCAGGCACCCGTGTGCAGCGCATCTCCACGATCACCGGCACCCGCTCCGATATCGAGTGGCAGGTGAGAATCTCGAACCTCGCCGTCACCGGCGACCGGACGCTCAAGGTCGGCGGCGATGCGCCGCGGATCGAAGAATCCGATGGCCGCTGCCGGTACGAGGGCTATTGGGAGGACTACCGTTACGGTGCAAGCTGGCCCACGCAGTGGTGGTCGCTCGGGCACGCCAGGCGGTGCGCGCCGAACGACGCCCAAGACCTGCGGACGGTCACCATCCGCTACTCCTACCCGCGCGAGCACGATCTTTACCTCGGCACCTGGCTCGGCCGCGACGCGGGCCGGATTGAAGTACGCATCGATGGCGGCGCGCCCGTAGTTCACGATCTCTATCTCAACGACTACAACGGCCTCTCGGCGATGAGGAAGCTTGCCGCTGCGCTGTCTGGCGGGACGCACACGGTCGAGATCCGCGCGCTGTTCTCGAAGCATCCGGCGAGCAACGGCTACTACTTCTACTTCGACTACCTCTGGCCCCTGGAACCGCAAGACCCTCCGGATCCTCCTCAGGTCTACCCCGACGTCTCCGCAGCCATCGACTTCGACACCGACCACGGCTACAAGAAGCCGCCCGCATGGCACGTATGGCACCTGGAGAAGCTCGGCTTCCTGGGCCACGCCGACGTCTACATGGGCGTCTTCTGGAACAACAAGCGCCGCCGTGTCGAGGCGACCTACCCGAATTGCACGCTCGTGCTCGGCTCCTGGGAGCCCGACCAGCCGCTCTGGATCACGCTGGGCGACCCGCTCGAGCAGCAACCCGGCACGACGCTGTACTTCTCGCCCGGCGCGGGCCTCGCGACTGCGGACATCACCGCGCACCTGCGCGCGATGATCAACGTCACCTTCCCCGGCGTCTGGTGCACAAGCGACGGCAATACCATTCACATCCGCTCCCGCGCCCCGAGCTACGCGTTCTCGATCTCCACGAGCGCGCAGTTCTCCGTCTTCCATGGCGTTCCGCCGCTCGGCCAGCCGGGCGCCGAGGGTGACTGGGAGATGATCGACTCGATCTCGCCCGTGATGACACAAGGGGTTCGGAACTGGATCCGGGATCTCGCGCGGGAGTTCAAGCAGGCCGGCATCGGCTCGAGTTTCGCCTTCTCCATGGAGTGCTACCGGCCGCCGGCCGAGATGCGGGCGCGTTATCTCCGCTACGAAAACGGCGTAGCCTCGCCCGGGCAGGAGGTGTTCCTTCCCGTTCCGTCCCATCAGATGCACTTCGGCGCGCGCGTACGCAACTACCTCAAGCAGATGTACAAGGAGTGCGCCGACGAGCTGGCCGCTGCGCGCTTGCCCGTCGTGCTCCAGTTTGGCGAGACGCAGTGGTGGTACTTCGACAACATCGGCCCATCGGAGGACGGCCTCGACCCCAACGGCGGGATGCCGTTCTACGACGCGGAGACGATTCAAGCGTTCCAGCAGCGTCATGGCCGCCAGATCTGGCCTTTCCGGCGCAACACCGACTCGCCCCGGGACGACATCGAAGCGGTAGACTTCCTGCGCGACCGCATCTGGGAGTACTGCGCCGAGGTCATCGGCTACGTCAGGCGCTTTTACCCAACAGCGGTGTTCGAGTGCCTCTGGCCGCTCGACGCCAACCAGGGAAAGCCTGCGCCCGATCCGGCCTTCCGCGCGCTCAATTTCCACGTCAACCTGCCCAACGAGTGGAAGACCTCGGCCTACGGCGTGAAGTACTTCCGCGCGGAAGGCTTCGATTACGACGTCTGGCAGAAGAACGCCCGGCTCATGCGGCAGACGCTCGAGTTCCCGCTGAAGCTCGGCCGCCCGGCTTCGGAGTGCATGTACCTGGCGGGCATCTACGGCCCGCCCGACCCGCCGATGCGGGAAGCCTACGGCATGTGGCGCAACCGCGGCCTGTATTCGTTCTGCTTCTGGGCGTTCGATCAGTTCTGTCTGAACTCGCGTCCGGTGCCGCTCGAAGTGGCGGCGCAGTCCACGGCAACGCTTGTTTCTTACCGCCGCCCACGCGCCGCGCGCTCGCCCGAAGCACCCGTCGCTGTGGCGTATGCGCCTGAGGCCAGCAGCCGTCTTAACACGTTCCGATTGAACGCGAGGAGGTTGAACGGATGAGTAACTACCCGAATGCGATCGACGACGCGTCGAGCCTCTACTCGCCTGCGGATGCCTTCTCGGCGAAGCCGCTCGAAACGATCACCACGATGCCGGTCTACGCCGGTGACACGACCATCGGCGTCGAGTCCACCGGCGTGGGCTTCCCCGACGAGTACGGGATCCTCTCGATCAATGATGAACTGGTCGTCTACACCGGCAAGACCGCCACCCAGTTCACAGGCTGCCAGCGCGGAGCGTTCGGCACCGTCGCGGCGCAGCATACCTCCGGAGCTACCGTGCGCGCCAACATGGTCTCGGCCTATATCAAGGCCCTCCAGGAAGCCGTCATCGCCATCGAGCAGGAAGTCGGGACAGCCTCCAACCGCAACTACGTCCGCAAGGACGGCGCGGTGACGATCACCGGCGCGAAGGCGTTCGTCGACGGGGCGGAGTTTGGCTCCGGTAACAAAGCGGCTACTGGCCTCGTGCGCTTCCCCAACACAGGCGCCGTGAAGTGGCGCAAAGCCGACGGCTCGGGTGATCTGGGTCTCGTACTGAACGCCAACGATCATCTTGTCTCCGACGCGGTCATCGACTTCGCGCCCGGGCAGACCTTCGGCGCGTTCTCCTACCCGGATGCGGGCTATAGCAACAAGGGCATCGTGCAGATCGACCCAGCCGGAGGCCTCGCCGTCGAGTCGGGTGTGCTGTCGATGGCCCCGTCTGGCGCGTCGCCCGGCACGTATCCGAAGGTCACCGTCGATGCCAAAGGCCGAGTGACCGCCGGGGAGAACCTCGCGGCAGGCGACCTGCCCGCCCACACGCACACGGCCACCGACATCGTGAGCGGGGAACTCCCGAACAAGATCCAGAAGGACGGCGCTGACATCGGGACGCGGCGGGCGCTCAACCTGGTCCAGGGCACGCGCGTCTCGCTCGCCGCCGCCGACGATCCCGCCAACGACCGTGTGAGCGTGACCATCAGCGCGAGTCCGCCCGAAGCGGGCGAAATCACGAATGCCCTCGGCTATCTTCCGGCCGACCGCGCGGGCGAGCACTTCACTGGCCCCATCGACTGCGGCCCGCACCAGACCATCGGCGGTCCGCTCGAGAACATGGCGAAGCACTCGGAGGACTTTGCCGCGGCAGTGTGGGACAAGAACGGCGGCTCCTGCTCGGTCACCTCGAACGCCATCATCGCCCCCGACGGCAACCAGACCGCGGACGTGATCACCGCCGTCACCTCGACGCCCGTCATCCAGCAGCAGATCGCGGGACTCGCCGACGGCAGCACCAACACCTTCTACATCTGGGCCCGCGTCCCCTCCGGCACGCGCAAGGTTTCGATCGCCATCGTCGACAACCCCTATGCCGCGTACTTGGCTGGCCCGACACAGATCACGCTTACGACGTCGTGGCAGCGCTTCAAGATGACCGGCACGCTTGCGAGCGGCCAGACTGGTCTCTGGATCGTGGTCCGCCAGTACGCCGCCAACGGCGACGACTGGACCGCGGGCGACATTCACCTCTGGGGCGCCTGCATCCAACAGGGGAACGACCCGCAGAAAGCCTACGCCCGCACCTGGGCGTCTCAGACGCCGCACCTCGCCTCCGGCCTCGCCGCCGGCCCGACCGTAATCGCCGCCCCAGACCACACCACCTCACCTCTCAAAATCCAGGGCCCCGGCTCCAACCTCGCCGACAGCACGCTGCTCGAACTCACCCCAAGCGGCGAACTCATCCTTGCCGGCGGCTCCGGCAACGGCTACCGCCTCGCCGAACTCGGCCCCGCCAACAACCCCTCCGGCTGGTCTGGCGTCCTCAAGGTGAAAACCCCCGCCGGAGCCACCCTCGGCTACATTCTGCTGTACTCCAACCCCTAA